TCAAAACTCGTAGCCGATAACGCTCATTTCGTATTGAACCATCGGGTGACTGAAGCTGACGTAGAAAGTTTGTGGCTCCGCAATCATCAGCTTCGCTACGCCCGAAGGACCAGAAAGTTCCTGACTCAAGGTCCCTTCCGCATTGGAAGAAATTCGTAGCAGCAACGGGGTCCCCTGGACATCACTCCAGAGACGATATTGAATAGAAGCAAAATGTGCATTGCGCGGAATCCCAGAGCGAGCATCAACCTTAACCAACTCCGTCCATTGCACTTGGTGATGCGAGAGATTTGACGGTGCAACGCTTTCGCCGGGGCGAGAGTTTGGTCTCAACCAAATTTCCGGCCCTTGCACAAAGACTTGTACCTTCAGGATCAGGAAACCGTACTTGACATCGCCCTTGGTGCGCGATGGATCTGAGCGATAGTCGTAGACGTGATCCTTCCCTAGCTCTGCCACGTGATTGCTGATCAGATTACGAAGCTTGATGGTGTCCGAGGAAATACTCTCGATGAGCCATTCCTCATGTGACTCGGGAAGTACGTGTCCCACATCACTAAGCCGACAGGCAGGCGGCTCAATCCGCACGCGCATATCAATATTCTTTTGAAATTGACTCCAATTCATCCTTCGGAACTCCGCTTTCTATCGATGTTGAACACGCACATCATAGCCCCCTCACCGACTCCCAATTCAGATGGCCGCTTTGCGAATGAACGGTCACCAACAACTTATGATCGAGTCCAGCCATATCTCGAATACCTGATCTGCTCGATCAAAAAACCGTTTCATATCAATACCATCTCCCGCCGCCCATGGCAACGCCACCATAGCGGATCTGTCGCCGGCGATTCCCCAAGAAGCAAAGCGCCCCTTACTCCCGGCGTGTCGCGCACCAACTTGAAAGCACCATGTTTTATCATCAGAGAAGTTCAGACACTTGAGCAAAAACGAGATGAAAGGGGACGATTCTGACAGGCTGCAACCGACCGTCCGGCCTCACCTACTCTGCTACCTCGTCGTGGCCCAACTGGTCAGCCGGGCCACGACCGGGACATGGCTGAGGACCGATCACCTGGTCGAAGCCGCGCGCATCGGTTTGGGATCCATGCCCGAAGAGTGCGGGTGGCTTGAGCGTATCGAGCTGGCCCAAGCCTCGGTCGATCTTGCACCGCAGTTGCTGGTTTTTCCATACTTCCAGGACAAAGCAACGCTTACTGCCCTGTTTACGGATGGATGGGCACTGGACTACAAGTTGCCGGTGGTGCGGTGCATATATGACGTCTGCATGGAGCACCTCGCTAAGGTCTCAGGAGACTGAAAACACACAGTCGACCTTCATTAGGTGACTGATAAACTTACGCGACCAAAGCGGACGGTCGAATGCCTGCCTGAGAGCGCTTTTTGAACCGCTGCCCGAGGTGCGGCGGGGTGAGATCGCGACCATGCATGGTGCTATATTTAATATGGCCTCTGCGAAACGCCGAGAACCTGGGGGATAACCGTGAAATGCACCCGCTGTAACGAGTCCTATGACGATAATCACCCAATTTGTGATCAGCGTAACTGCCCGGGACTTGAGGCAGAGGAAACCTACCGCCCGCCGGAGGCGAGCGTGGCGCGGGGCGGACGGAAGCGCAAGGATCTTTCTGAGCCTGACGAGGTCAAGGACTCTTCTGAATCCGCCGACCGGCCAAGCAAGCGGAGCAGGGCCAAAACGCTAAAAACGATCACCGTAAGCTTTGGAAAATCCAAGTCAAAATTAACGCAGTCGATTAATCTTATTCGCAACACCATAAGAAAAAAACAAAAACTCGCCAAGTACCAGATGCATGATAAACAGAGCGCTACGACCACGGCAAGGCATGGGGACTTGGAGATCCGAAAGTCCACCTCTCCGGATACTATGCATGCAGAAATGGTAGCCATCAAGGAAATGCTTGACAAAGGCGCTTGGCGGTTAATCAACGGTCGGATCAAGACCGCGCAGGGGCACGATGTCGAATTAGAAAATTTCTCGACGGACGCATGTCATTGCGGATTTTGTACCATTATGCTACGCGTCCTCGGCTTGCCGCTCGGGCGCCCTACTGCCGGAAACCATATTCTAGCCGGCAACGACAACTATCCACTCCCGACAGAGATTAAGTACGATCCCCTTGTTGTTGTACGAGTCGCGCGATCTAATCTTACCGACAATGCCGCAGTAGCACTGAGAGAGATATTGAGCAGTTTCGTCCCATATAAAGACGACGATTGGTATCTCGACTTGGGTAATGGCACTGCGGAATTTAATAATGGGCGGGTGACGATAGCCCAAGCGAAGGAAAGTGGCCGTGTAAGAATTTCACTGGAGGATTTTTTCAGCAAAAAAAACAGCGATGAAGTCAATATGCTTTGGAAGGAAATATTCGGAGCCATTCGAACAACCAATAATCAATTCGCTAAATCGAGAGACGGTAAAAGGGAGGCAAGACAAGAAGCAGAGAGTGAAGAAAAAAAGCGAAAAACGGCAAGAAAGCCCAAACCCTCGCACTGATCTGGATTCTCCGCACTTGACTCAAAATAGTCCCGCCGGCTCGCTAGCGTCGTCCCAACTGAAAATAATCACCTCCTTCCGAGCCGTCTCCCTGCCGCCACCGCCGACTGTGTATGTGATGTCGACCGCTTCGATATGAAAACCGTCAAACGCCCGCCGGATATCCGGATGGTCATTCAGGCTGACGATCGCCCGGCCCTTCAGGGAACGTAGCCGTGACGCCATCTCGACGTATTCGGCATAAGGAAACGGCACGCCATAGCCTTCTGTCTCCCAGTACGGCGGATCGAGATAGAACAGGGTGTGCGGCCGGTCGTACTTGTCGATACAGGTCTTCCAGTCGAGCCGCTCAACGAATGTGCTGGAGAGCCTCAGATGCGCGGCCGACAGGGTCTCTTCAAGCCGCAGCAAATTGAGACCAGGAGGAGTCGTCGTCGCCGTACCGAACAACTGCCCTTCGAGCTTCCCGCCGAAGCAATTCTGCTGCAGGTAATAGAACCGTGCGGCCCGCTGGATATCGGTGAGCGTTTCCGGGACCGTGTCCTGCAGCCACTTGAACACCTGCCGGCTCGACAGTGCCCATTTGAACTGGCGCACGAACTCCTCGAGGTGGTGCTGCACAACGCGGTAGAGGTTCACCAGCTCGCCGTTGATGTCGTTGATCACCTCCACCTTTGCTGGCGGACGCATGAAGTAGAGCGCCGCCCCGCCCGCGAAAACCTCGACATAACACTCATGCGCAGGAAAGCGCGGGATGATGTGATCCGCGAGGCGGCGCTTGCCGCCGATCCATGGAATGATGGGTGTTGCCATATGTGGATTGCCTTGTTGGGAATTTGTTAGAATTCGCCCCGCCTACCGGTAGGTGTCAGGGCCTTGGCTAATTCACTGGCTGCTTCAGTGGAAAGGCGACCGGGACGATGCGCTAACATCAACCCGGTCGCCCTGTCTTCTCTCGCGTCGCAAAACGCGATCAAAGTAACTTTGCTGCTGTACTTCAGTTTGAGGGCGGTACCACAGCACGGCAAAATACTGTATGTTTACACAGTAATCTACAGTTGCCCGATGCTGTGAACCTACCCGCCTTCGCTCCCCCGTCGCTGACCGAGTTGCGTTCACTATGGCGCGAGCATCGCGGCAATGAAGACATCGAGCGTCTGATCCTAGAGATCCAGCATCAACGCCTGACGCTCATGCAGATGCGCTCCCTCGTCGACGCCAGCGTCAAGGAAGTGCGATCGATTTGTCAGGTGCCGGCCGACCACGCCTCGCCGCTGATGGCGCTTCAAGCGAAGCTGGTCCACGAGACCATGCGCGCGAGTGAGGCAGGTGGTCATTTGCCGTCGGTGCAATATCGCGGCAAGAAGAATGAACGCGACGATAGATGAATGGACATCGGACGATTTCATGCTGTCTGAGCTCGCGCCACCGCCCTACCATGGTGTTCGCGTTCAGACTGGATCCCCGAACGCTTCCACCCATCCCCTCGGATGGGTTTTTTGTTAAGCATCTATCGGTCCCCCCGAACCATCTGAAATTTCGATTTAACAATTCACATTTTGGGGCTACTATCGATTCACGTTCCAAAGCTGTATCCCTCGGAACGCTTCGGCCCGGCCACTCTCTCTAGTGCTGGGCCGTTTTTCTACGGTCGGCTTGTATGCGCCCACCCGCAATGCGCTGCGCCGGCTTCGTCATGAGCAAGAATCGCCTGCGCCGTTGCATCGGTCAGCACGTCCAGGGCGCTCACGTAGATCGGTCGCGTCCATTCACATCCGGTATCAATGATCCGTGTTCTGACCTGAACCTCTGGCTGCGGGATTGACGCCGTCGCCACGCGACCACTGGTCGAGCAGCCGCTGCTGGGCGCCGCCAGCAGGCAAAGCACTAATGACGTTTTCCACATCGGTTCTCTCCTTTACGGCCTGCGAAGCCGCTTGGGCGGCCGTCGCGTTCGCCTGTGCCTCGGCATCTCGTACCTCAGCGGTTTCGGTCTTCGCCTGAGCGGCGACGGTCTGGGCTTCAGCTACCAGCTGCGCGGATCGCGCGACCTTGGTATCGACCAACCGGCCCTTCACGAATGCGTAGATCACGCTGCCCACAGCGACAACAGTCGCAACGATCGCCGGCCACGCGGAATTGAAAACAGCGGTCAACATGGATTTCCTCCGTTGAGAATGAAGGCAGCACGCAACATGTCGAACGTGTGTTGAGGCTGACCATAGTTGTTGCCGGGCAGAGAGGCCCAGATGTTTGTGCATCGCGCGATCGCGGTGGCGAGATCGCCGTCAAGCAGCGGCTGGATTGCGCGTCGCTCCTTCAGCAATTGAATGCACCAGCGGTCCTGCGACAGAGGGCCGAAATCAGACAGGCGCAGCAGATCGCGATAGTGCGGCCAGTCCTTCAGCATGTGCTGGTAGCGTCCGGATGCGTTCGACGTGAGCCCTTTACTGTTCACGACAATCGACGACCGCCCGTTCTCGAATGGATGCGTTGAGAAATCGTCGAAGAGGTGCCGGCCGTCGACACCGGTGACGATGACGTCGTAGCCGTCGCACCGCGTGATCGGACTCGTACTCGTGCCCTCGGCCACCGCGAGCATGTCCATGAACGCGACGACCTGCGTCCCGCCGGCGGCGTCGCTACTGATGACCGTCATCGACGCCCTCCCCCGGTACGCGACGGATCGCCGTGTACCGGACCGCGACGATCGACGCGAACAGGATCGCGTACGCGATCGCCTGCTGAGCGTGAGCCGGAATGACGGCCTTCAGATCATCCGGAACGTTGCGCCAGGCGTCACGAATAACCGGACCAAAAGCCGACACGGTGGCAAGCGCGGTCGACAGGATCACGCTGCCGCGCATGTGCAGGAGCTGCCAGCCATCGGCCAGCGTAAGCTTCAGTCTCATCGGATCCATCCTTTGGATTCGGGCCGAGAACCGGCGCGGTTATAGAGGAGCTGGTCGAGCTTCAGATTGGTGTCCTTGATGTCGGAGCTGATGCCCTTCAGTTGATCCTTCACGTCGCTGCGCAGCGCGGCCTGATCACGCTCGATGCTCTGGAAGTGAATTTCCTGCTGACGGTCGTGTTCCTCAAGAATCAGCACGCGCTCGGCGACGTTGTTGTAGAGCCCGACACAGAACACGGTCGCGCCGACCGCTGCGCCGATGACCGAGATGACGGTCGGGATGTTGATGGTTCCGTCGAACCAGGTGCGACGGGAGTCAGGAGGGTGATGCACTGCAGCCATGGGATCCCCGATAACAAAGTCACTTTGAAAGCGGCCGCTCTGGAAGCGGCCATAAAAAAACCGCCCGAAGGCGGCTTGCGAAACGTTGTCCTGATGGCTTATCTGGGCGGTGCAGGCACGACCAGGTTGGTTGCCTTAGCCGCCTTCTTCCCGTGCCCGACCCTCGCCTTTCCCTTGTTGCCCGCATTGAGCTCGACCCGCGTTTCCCAGCTACGGCCGGCGTAGTCGTGTGTCACCGAGTCGATCAGGAAATCGCCATCCACCTCTTTCTTGAAACCCTTTAGCGTGACGGTCTTCTCGGCGGAGAAATCCGCCCGCCCCTGCATCAGCATCGAGCTCTTCGCCGTGTGGTGGTTGAGCTTCTGCAACCGGGCATCGGCCGCCGCTTTCGCCGCATCGTGGCTCGCGAAGGCATGCCGCTCGGTATGCACCGCCGACGCCCCCTTCGGCGCATCCGGATTCGGAATGACGAGATCGATTTTCTTGCCCGTCTTCACGTCGTGCACCCTGGTTCGAACTGCGGCGAAGCTGGCCCGATCAGCAAACGTGATCTCGTAATCGAGCAGCATGTTCGGTGTGAGCGTGATCGATGGAAGTGGCAAGCCATTCGCACTCTTTCCCGCACCGCGACCTGCGACGATCAGCTTGCCCGCCTTCACGGTCGCCGTCGCCCCATGTTGCCGCGACAGGCGCGTGATGAAATGCAGGTCGCTCTCGCCGAACTGATCCGCTCGCGGCACCGCGACGTCGATCGCGCACACCGGTGCCCACCCGTTGCGCCGCGCAACGTCGCCAACGATGTCGGCCAGCTTCGCGTTCTCCCAGCTACCATACCGATGGGTCTTCGATGTCGCACGCATGTTCGAGGGACGGCCGCGGATGATCACCGATGCTGGCGGCCCCCTGAGTGCAATCTCGTCGATCGTGTATTCGCTGAGGAAGGCGAGTCCCTGCCCCTGCCATCCAAGCGAGATTTTCAGTGTGGCGCCTTTGGGCGGAAATTCGATCTTGCCATCCCGGTCGTCGAGCTCGATCTCACACTCATCGGCATCGAGCCCTGGCTTGTCGACCGTATGGATGCGCAGCACACGATCCTCAATCACCTTCGTAATGTCATCGCCATTGGCGACGATCTGGAATATTGCCTGCATAACTGCCCTCCTGATTTACACCGCGCTAGGTCCACAGTTGCACCGGTTCACTACGCGGCACGTCGACATCCGGCAGCGTGATCGTGATGCCCGCCACGAACGGCTGTTCCCGCGTAGCAAGGCCCGGATTGGCCTCGTACACGGCCTCAACCATCCCGGTCACCGAGCCGTACACCGCGTAACAGATCTCGTCGAGTACGTCGCCATCAGACGTTCTTATAATCTTCGCCATAGCGGCCAAACTCCAGGCTAAAGGTCTGTTTGCGCGGGGCACCATCCGACATCAGCGCTTCCTGCTCCTCCTCGACCGCCTGCAGATACCAGCGGCCGAGCACTTCGCCGTAGCCGGTTGTCAATTGCACCGGCAGCATGCGATCGCCGATCGCACGCAAGGCGTCGAGCTGCTTCGTTCCAGCACCAGATGCCGCAAACACAACGCCCGACAGCGTGATGGTTTCGCCGCCCTGACTGACCGCCTGCAGCGCCTCCTGGCGGTTTAGACGTTCCTGCGAGGCGACCTTGTATTTCGTGATCCGACGCAACTTGTCGAAAGCCGCGGTCGACAGGTTGAAGTGGAATGTATCGCCCTTGTCCGAGCTCAGCGTCATCAGGTGAGGGGTTGCAGTCGCGGCACCGTCAAGCAGGCCGGAGAACAGCACCCCCGCGCCGGTCGAAGTCGCGAGCGAGCCCGGTGCCGGCGTCTCCCTGATCCCTGCCCACGCGTTGAACTTCGTGCGCACATCTCCGAGCGCGCCGGTCACCGATTCGGCGGCGGACCTGATCACCGGATTTCCCGATGCAGTCGCCATCTTCAGCACGCTACTGACCGATGACTGCACGGCGTTGAAGCTGCGCACAACGGTGCCCACCTTCGGGTTCACGTCGCTCGCGACCGACAGCGCACCGCCCGCGCCGGACAGGAGCTCGGCGGCGCTGTCGAGGTTTCCTGTCGCCAGCTTCTGCAACACAGCGACGGTATTCGCGCTGGCCGGCCGGTTGCGCTCATAGACACGGTTCATGCTTCGCACGCGCTCCGTCGCGATGCTCGCCTGCGTCGCCGCCTGCGTGATCTGTCTTTCAAAATCCACGGCATTTCCTTATTGTTGCTACAGATGAGGCGAATCAAACATCGCCGAGCGGTTATTCTTCGCGAGCTGATCCTTCATCATGCGTTGCAGTTGCGGCGAGACCTTCGCGAGGAAGCGGTCGGCCGCATCGCTACTGGGTTCACCCTGCATTACCACGTGAAAGACTGGCGCGAAGGTGTTCTGCTGGTCGATCTTCATGGTGGGTTTGACGGACCCGAATGGCTTCTCCAGCGCCCTGGCTTTCGCAACGGCATCGACAGCAGGCTGTGCATCACCACGGGAGAACGCTCGCGTGAATCCCCATCTCGCGGCGGCCCCCAGTGCCTTCTCGCCGGCATAGGTGCCGATCGCCCCACCCACGATGCCGCCGATCGCCATCCCGATCGGGCCGCCCACAGCCCCCACCAGTGCACCGGCTTTGGCACCAAGCACACCGCCCGCGAGACTGCCGGCGATACCGCCGAAGCCTCTCGCTTTCTCCGCCCGGGTATCGTTGCTCGTTGCAACTGCATAGGCGTTGGTCGCCGCCAGACCAACCTTGAGCACCGAGCCTGCCACCGCCAGCTTGCCGGCGTACGGCATGACGCGGCCGACCAGACCACGGGCAGCGCCCAGGACGCGTGCGAAGCGACCGCCCCTGCCTGCTGCACGACCCGCACCGCCGGCGACCTCGCCAAGTTCGCCCGCGATCGCACCCGCTGTGCCAGCGAGGCCACCGCCTGCGCCGCCGACACCCGGTAGGTTTACGACGAAGACGCGTTGCACGCCGCCGACGGCAGCGCCACCCAGCGCGTCCATCACCCGGCCCATCGGACCGCCCTTGCCTCCGCCTGCACCACCGATCGCCGCACCCGCACGACCTCGACCGACGAGGATCGAGCCCCGCGCGATGTCGAGTGCTCCGCGCCCGATCTGGAAAAGCGATTTCGCCCCGCGATACGCAATGAAGCCCGCTGCAACGCCGGCAACGGCCATCGTCGCCTTCGGCGCAGCATCGGTAATCTTCGCGAGCCCCTCGCCGGTGGCCTTCGTTGCATGGCCCACGGCATCGGTAACGGGCCGCAGTGCGTCGCCGATACTGCGCATCACGTCATTCCACTGCTGGCCGACCTCGCTCCAGATCTGCTTCGAGGCATCGCGCCGGTCGGCGAGATCCTTCACGATCTCGCCACTGGCCTGCGCCGATTCCTTCTTCAAGCGCTGGTATAAATCGGCATTCTGCAGATAGGCGGTCAGCGCCGCCTTGACCTGCATGTCGTTGAAGAGGTCACCGGTTTTCATGGTGTCTTCAAACGCCGCGATCTGAGCCTTGCGCTTCTCCGGATCCGACTCCCCGTTTATGCTCTTCGCGGCATCAGCAAGCTGTTTCGCTTTCGCGGGATCGGTGCGCTCGATGTACGCGCGCGCCAGAACGAAGGAAGCCTCAAGCGTCGACCAGCCCTTGCCGATCGCTTCGCGCATTTTGGCTTCGTAGTCGACGCCGGCCTTTTTGTAGTTACTCGCGGTTTCATTGGATCCGATCTTTGAAAACCAGTTTTTGAGATTGTTCGCCGCTTCGTCAGCATTGCCGGCCGTTTTCATCTGGACCTGCAGCATCGCGCCGAGCTGGGTCACCGAGTCCTGTCCGTTGATGCCGATCTTCTGCATTTCCGCAAGCAGCACGGGAAACCAGCGGGCCATGTCCGCCGACTCGAACGAGCCTTCCTTGCCGAGAAACGCGATGGCCTCGAAAGCCTTGCCCATCTGCGCCGGATCCGCGATGCGAGCGTTCTGCTGCAGCGCCTGGATCATCCGCGCGGTTTCAACGGTGGTCGCGCCCTGGCCGATTGAAAACTTCGCGGCCAGCGGTGCGAAGTCGAGCGCCCGGTTCACGTCCATGCCGGCGGCGACCATCTGGTTCACGGCGTCGGCAAGCTCATTTCGACCGATGCCGTTCGCCGAGGCATCACGCCGGATACGGCGTCCCATCGTCGCTTCCTGCTCGGTGCGGGCGATGCCCACCTTGATCGCAATGTCGCGGATGATGGCCTGATAGTCCGCTGAAATCGCGGTCGGTACGGCGACCGCTGCAGAAAACTTCACTGCGTCGCCGATCGTGCCTCGAACCCCTTCGCGGCCTGCCGCAATGCGTTCGTGACCAGCGGCCTTCAGGTCGAGTCCGCGCGCGGTGCGCCCGAGTCGCTGATACGAACGGTCTAGCCGGTCGACCTCGACGCCGGCCTCGCGAAGGGACCGCAGGTTCGAGTCGATCTTGCGACGGATACCCTCCGCCGCCGAATCGCCCGCCTGATGCAGCCGGCGGAACTCGTCTTGAAGTTTGATCGTGTCGCCGATCGTGCGCTGCCAGAGCCGTGTGTCGCTCGCGGTCTTCTTCAGACCGACAATGCGCGAGCTCGTCTCGGTGATCGCCTTGCCGAAGGTCGACGATACGGCACCGCCGATGACAATTCCCAGAGCGATGTCATTTGCCATCTCACACCTCGTTCGATGCAACCGGCAGCGCCGGCTGCGGGTTCAACCCCGTTACTCCCGTTAGTCCGTCAACCACCAGATCACATCGTCGAGCGTGAGCTCGTCGACATCACGCGGCGACATCCGCAGCTCGTTCACCAGACGCTTCGCCAGTTTTTTGAGCGTCGGTGGGCTGATCCTTGCGAGGGGTTCGAAAGCGAAAGTAGGCATCCTGCAGGCGGTTGTAATCACCGAGATCCATGCCCTCCAGATCGTTCGGCGCGACCTCCGCCAGCGCTGCAAAGAGCGCGAGTTCCTGACCCGCCGGATCCTCCGGATAGAGCTTCTGTGCAGCACGCTGGTCGCGCACCCTGGGTCGACGTAGCGTGATACTGTCGCGCGTCACACCGTCGAATGTAGCTGGGTAATCCAGCCTGACCGTTACCGTGTCCATCAAGCACCTCAAAAAAGAAACGGCGGGCAACGCGTGCCCGCCGTGATATGAACCCCTCTCAGGGAAAAGTTACTTTGCAACGCGATCTGCCACACAGATGCCGCTCACATGCGGATCACATGCCAATGGCCTTGCGAATCTCTGTGAGCTGGTCGACGCCGTTGATGATGCGCACCATACCGAGCGGATCGATCTCGTGTACTGCCGCGCCATCGATCTCCAGCTTGTAGTAGGTCAGCGACACGGTGAATTTGGATTCCGCCTTCTCACCGGGCTTCCAGTCACCCGGATCGATCTCGGACAGCATGCCGCGCAACGTTGCGGCCACCGCCTTCGTCTTGCCCTGCAAGTCCTTGAATGCGCCGCGAAAGACACCGTTGAACGCCGTCGTATCCGCAAGCCCGAAGAAAACCAGCACTTCGCGCGTCATTGACGCCATCGCAAAGGAGGCCTCCATGGCTTCCATACCGAGGTCCATCTTCACGGGCGCGTCCATGCCGCCGCCGCGATGCTCGTCGGTCTTGATCTTGAGCTTGGGCAGCGTCACTGAGGTCGACAGGCCGGCGAAGCCCTTGCCGTCGACGTACAGGTTGTAATTGGATAGTGTTTCCGGAATCACGCATCACCTCTCATGAGTGGGTATCGAGCACTTCGGTCAGCCACTGATTGGTGATCTCGAAGCGGAAGATGGGGTTTTCAGCGGGCGGCACATCGGTGAAGCGGATGTTCCAGTACACCTTGCCCTGTTCGAGCTGGCTGGCCGTATTCAGTTCAGGGTCCGCGTAGACCTCGAAGTTGATCAGCGCACCCTGTCGCTTCAGGTCCCGCATGAACGCCTGCAAGCCCTTCGTGACGTCGTCTACGTAGGTAGCGGTAATGCCGCGGTCGACGGCCCATTTATGCCCCGCAAGCACGGCATCCATCACAATGTCGAGCGTACGCACGCGTGTGACGAACGCCCATTTGGGATCGCTCGACAATGTGCGATTGCCCCACAGGCGATAGCCGCCGTCGCGGATAATCGTGGCGATATTCGCGTTATTGAGCAGGTTCGCGCGACACGTCTCGTCGCCGTCGAGAAACTCGATCGGTCGCTTCGTCCCGGTGATGTCCGTGAGTTCCTTGTTCGATGGCGACGCCCAGAAGCCGATGTTCGCGTCCGTCTGGCAAAAGAGACCCGCCGCATACGACGAGGCGGGTGCAGCGACGTCAGCGTTCGCGGTCGTGTCCCAGTACGTCGCGCCAGGATCGACCATATACAGCCGCTTGCTGCCGAAGTTCGCCGCATAGGCAATCGCCGCCTCGTCGTCGGTGTTCGGCCCGTCAATGATGCCGATCGCGCGCAGCTTGCCCGCAAGTGAATCCATGGCCGTCGCGACGGCCTGAGTCGCAGAGAAGCCCGGTGCGAGTAGCAAACGGGGCTGCACGTTGTACTTCGACTTCGCATCGAGCAGCGACTGCAGGCCGGTACGGGCGCCGCCGGCACTCACGCCACCGATGATCGCGGAGGTAAGCGCGGCAGCCTCGCCGCCGGCAGCGACACCCGTCGCGACAATCACAGTCTTGCTCTGCGCGTAGATCGCGCGCGCGGCCTGCGCAATCGCGCTGCCCTCGCCGAACGCTGCAACGGCTTCGCGATAGCTCGTAAGCTGGGTCGGCACGTTCGGTGCGGCCCGGTCCGCGCCCGGTGTATACGTGTTGACCATGCCGACGATCGACGAGCTCGGTACCGCAATGGTGCGCGGTCCGGAGTCGACCAGCGAGACGGTGACGCCATGAAAAAACGATGTTGCACCCATGTAAGTCTCCTGGGAAACGGCAAAAGAAAAACCGCCCCTGGACGACGAGGCGGCTGAAAGCATGTTTGGCCGGTAACGCGACAGCTAGTGGCTAGCTGGTCGACGTGGTACTGTCCTGCGAGGTCACGAAGTCAGGCTGCAAGGGCAGGTCAACGTTTGGCCAGCCATCGGCGACCGGTAGATCGCGCAAGGTCTTGCGGTACGCGAGCAACGCGGCGAGCTGGCCAGCGCTCAGCGTCGTATCGCCGCCGGCAAACGTCTCGTCCTGATGACGGGCGATCAGCCAGTCGGTCGCGGACAACGCCGCGTCGCGCGCGACGCGCTTTGCGTCCGCAAGCTGGTCGGCCGAGAGCGGTGCCGGGTCGAGCAGGACGGGCAAGCCGTTTTCGTCGACCGCCATGCGCTTGCCCTCTGCCTGGCCAGTCAGCAGGCCGCGATATTGCATATCGCTGAGTTTGATTACCTGCGCACCCTTGGGCGCAGGGCTGATAGCGTCATCGTAGAAGGCGACGATCGTGCGTTGATCGTCATATGCGGCGTATTTTTGGCCCATGATTCAATCCTTTATCGACCGATTACAAACAGGTTGACGAATCCGCTTGCGCCGTTTCCAGCGATGTTCCAGCGATTACCTTGCAGGTACGTTGCCGTCGTGTTGTAGAGCGTCACATAGGTGGCGCCTGTGTCTCCTGACGTCGCGAACGATGCCAACACCCCGGTAGGAAAGGCGATTGGAAAAGTCCACGCCCAGCCGGTCGAGCCGGTCAGCGAACCCCATTGCAGAATCAGGCCGCCCATCCAGAACGGGAAGGCGATATAGCCATATTGACCAAGGCTGATAGAAAACCCGGCCCGCAGCTTCCTGGGCGTAACGATTGTGGTGTCGTCAGTGCCGGCGGTGGTCTGCGCCTGCGTGGCAACCCTGGCCGTACCCTGATTCGCTTCGGCCGCCTGCTCGGCCTTGAACCATGCCGAATTGATGACGTTCTGGCTACTGTCGCCGGCCGCCGGCGTGGGTGTCGTCGAGCCTGTGTACAGCGCGAGCGGACCGCCCATCGCATCGCCCGATTTCTGCACGGCGTTCGCCACGCTGAAGGTCGAAAACACGTAGGCATTGAATTGCTCCTCGGCGGTGGCCGCCCTGGTCAGTTCAATAGTCGTGCCGTTCGTCGCGATGAAATCCGGTACAGCAGCGGTACCAGGTTGCTGTAGTGCGCCATTGCGTTCGAGCAGTACGGCTCCCGGCGTATAGCCACCGAGAATGGTGAGTGTCGTGCCAGTGACGCCAGTAATCGGGACAGGCGTGAAACCCGCCTGGCCGCCAGCGCTCGCGAACTTCATCGCCGCGCCGTCGCTGCACACGATGACAGGCGAGCCGGTCGGCAGCACGACGCCGGCGGCCGCACTGTCTTTCACCCTGGCCGTGATGTCGAATTTGCCGGTTGCGGTGTTCTCGATAATCCATTGGCCCGATTGGGCAGGGAAAATAAGGTCCTTCGAGGCCGTCAGCTTGCCGGTGAGCGTAAGCATTGCGACGCCGTATTGATCAGCCGTCAGCGTCGTGGCGGCGGCGCCGGAAACATCTACCGGCTGACGGCCATCGGTCGCGGCAAAGAGCGCGGCCATGTTCGCGGCCCGCGTGCTCATGTCGCCGGCCGGTGGCGTCACGATACGCGCCATGCCGCCGGAAACAGACTGGATGACCCATGCTCCGCCATTAGCCGCGTTCAGCGTCCTGTTCAGCCGCGCGCGCACCTGCGCGCCGGCTGGCAGATCGCCGGCTGACAGGTCAGCATGATCACCGCCATAGAGCGGCAGTTTCGGGATACCGCTCCCTGCCGCGCCGTTGGGCGTGAATGTGCAGGCTCCATCGTTGGCAATCGCGACACGGAAATTCGCCTCCATGCCGTCGACGAGTTCCGTCACGGCCGGCAGGAGGTTCGCGACGATACTGTTTTTCGTGCCGGTGTCGGGCGTATAGGTGGTTCGACCGAACTGCAACACACGACGCAGCCAACCCGTACGGTTCGCGAGTTGCCTCGTCGGCACATTGTCAATGCCATCCGGGCCGCCCTCCACCGGGTCCGAGGTTTCGAACTGGTAAATACCCTCGACCCACTCGGGCGATTCGGTGAGATTCGTCATTTAAAACTTCCTCTGTTGTACTGCCCGTTACGGATCGCGACGCGGTTATGCCGGATCGGTACAGCGGTGTAGTCGAGCCAGGCGAGTTGACTGCGGGCCGGTGCATAACGCTCCAGCATCGCCCGCAGCCTGTCGGCCTGGTCACGCGTGACTGACCGGTGAAGCTTCACGATGTATTCGGCCCATGCGCCTTGCCGGCCATGCAGGTGATCGCCATTGCGAATCGCTGAGCCATCCCGGCGCCGGATACGTCGCCCTTCGACCAGATCCACTTCGCCGAACCCCAGTCTGCGGATCACCTCACGCACCGCCCAGGGCGTTCCCTTCTTCCGGTGGAGCGCGAGCGAGCCCTTGATCAGCGACCGCCTAGCCGCTTCGGATTCAGCAAGCTCCCATCCGTCGACCGCGAGCGCCCAGGCGAGCCACGGCAACCAGCCTAGCGGGCACCTGTCCGCGTCCCACACGGTCCGCAGGATCTCCGGATCGATACGCGGTGCCATGACCGTCGCCAGTGCCGCTTCGAGCGGCGTCTGGTTTGATGGCAGGAGTGCGTCACGCATCGTCCACCTTCAGATTCAGTGCAACCGACGTGCAATTTGCGAACTGACGCGGTGTGCAGACGACGTGAGCGGTTGGCGAATGTAGTTCGACGTCTGCCACCCCCGATCCTGGTGGATGTAACGCGCCATAAATGGCCGAGAGCGATATGCCTGCACCCAGCTTGCGTGCGCTCGCAATCGCACCGTCGAGTGCCTCCTGACGCGCCTTGATAACCGCCTCGGCACCCGGCCCGCTGCCGACATAGATATCTGCATCAATTGCGAAGTCGACGCGCTCGCCTGCGGTCACCAGCACTTCGTCATTGAGCGGCCGGACATCCTCCGGCGTGAGCGCCTTCGTCACCGTCTCAAGAAGCGTTCTGGCGGGCACACCGTCGCCAACGGCCGACAGCAGCGTGAGGCGTACGACACCAGGCTCCGGGCGGTCGACCGTCACGTCGAGTACGTCCACGGAAGCGTTCATCGCAAGCGACATATAGGATCCGAATGGACCTGCGACGGTTGACCGCTCGATCGACATCTGCGTGCGAAGCTTGAGCCGATCGTCACCTTCAAGCGTCGGCTCGACCGGTGGATCTGCCTGCGCGTTGCCCGGATCGATGGTGGCGCGTTCAACATCCAGCAGCGCAGCCAGATGCTCCAGGTCCGCCCCCGTGGAAAAGGCCAGCAACACCGCCCTCGCGGCATCGTTCACCCTCGCCCGGAAACGCACCTCGCGGTATGCGGCGAGTTCGATCAGTTTCACAACGGGATCGGATTCGAGCGCGGCACTCCAGTTCTGATAAATGTTCCTGAAGTGTTCCAGCTTCTCCTGATAGACATCCTCGAAGTCGAGCGTATCGATGAGGTCGGGCGGATCAAGTGCAGTCAGATCAATGGTTGTCACGTTGTCACCTCCAGAATCACATCGTCGTCCTCGTATATGCCCTGAATGCGGAAGGTCACCTGTCCGTCGACGATCGATGCGACCGCTACGCGCGAAAGCTTGATACGTGGCTCCCACCGGCCGATAGCGCGTGCCGCCTCAGCCTGTGCTGAGGAGACCCAGCCGCGCGTTACCGGGAGGTCGACCATCCGGGGAATATCGGAGCCGTATTCAGGTCGCTCACGCCGCGTGCCTTTGCGCGTCGAGAGGATGTCGCCGATGCTTTGCTTCAGATGCGCGATGCCGGTAACGGGCTTACCCGTCTGCCGGTCCATGCCGACTAACGCACCCATGCTCAGGCACTCTTGTCGGCACGCTCGAAATCAGCGTGGTGGTTGAGAAAAGCGACGTGTTCCGGCATCGACACCGTGACAACGCTCTGGTGGACAACTGCAGTGTCACCGTCGGGAAAGACGACCGTGCGTGACCTGAACGCGTTGTCGCGAAACGCAACCGCAGGGGTACACGGCAAGGCACCGATTTCACTGTCTTTCGACATGTGGAGACTCCAAATGAAATGGCCTCGCGCGACGGCGAGGCCAAAGTAACTTTGCAACAGCGTTAGCACGTGGCGGAACGCACCGTCAGGAATCTAACGGTTCGCTTGTTGGGGCACCTTCGCCACCGCTCGTATGCCTGTGACCCGGCAACGACACGCCCCTCGATTTCACAGTACCGCTGAAATCTGCGTCGCCCTCGATCTGCGACGCAGGGCCACCGGCCACATTCTTCCCCGTCATGCCACCGAGGAATGTCAGACGCTTCTGTGTCTCCGTATTGCCGGTGAAAGTCGAGTCCGGTGCATCCACAAGCAGTTTCGGCGCGGTCTGCGTAATGCCGTCCGCCGTCAATTCCATCTGCGTGCCGCCAATACGGAACAGGATGCGACCGCCGGCCGGCACCGAAAACACGTATTCATGTGCATCGTGGTCATAGTGTTCATGCGCCCCATCCGGGTAGTCCGTTGCAGTCATGCCCGGCGTATCGCCATTCGCACCTTCATGTGTATCGCTGTAGAAGCCAGCCAGTACAAAGGCACCCGCCAGCGTTCCCGATGGAGCCAGCACGATCGCCTGTTCACCGACCGATGGCGGGCACCACGTGCGAACGCGCCCCGCCGCAAACGTCTTCCACGGCAACAATGCGCTCACCCACTCTCCATTGCGCACCCTGCAGCGCGGCGGGTCATACTGGACGCTGTCGACGACGCCCGCCTGCACGATGCTCGCGATCAGACGATCAATCTCGCCAATATCGTAGTCGCTCATATCGCACTATCCACACCACCCCAAACCACGACTGCGCCATCGGGTGGAAACGGTGGTATCGCGTCGCCGAGGTCAAACTCGTGCGTCCACTCGACCAGCCAGACGAGATACACGTCGAGCTCGGGCCGGAACGGGTCTTCCGCGATCTGCACCAGCTTCGCGGGCGTCACCGGCACCTCCCAGGTCTCGGCGTGGATTGCCTTCGCAATACGCGCGGCCAGCTCGCGCACCGCGAGATCTGCGCCATCGACAAGCGGGTCGAAGATCGCGCGCGCCTGAAAGCGACCGATCAGTGACGTTTGCCCCGTGCCAGGATCGTGTCCAGGCTCCATCTCCGACAGCTCGATCACGATGCACGGTGTCGGAATCTTCCTGCCGAGCTTCGGATACGCGTCGATGAATTCCATGTCGACGATCTTTGCACGCAGTCCGCTCACGATCGCGTCATGAAGTGTCCTGAGGTTATCGAGCACGGTTGATCTTCCCGTTGTTGATCTTTCCCAACGCCTTCTGGATTTCGTAGTTCACTTCCTGCTTCAGGATCGTCATCAGTCGCGCTTCACACAGTTGCGCGGCACGCCTGAATGCAGGATCGCCAGACTTCGACCAGTCGACGGTCACCACCTCGAAGGGTGTCCGGGCCTTTCCCGTTCGCCGATATAGCGGACCGTCCGGCTTCGCCTTCGTCTGGCGCCATGCGCCTTCGAACGTCATCCGGCCTGCCCGCATGCCCCTGTTCGTCCGTGACACAGCGCCGATACGGTGAGCTTCTACGGGATTCAGACCCAGCCAGACCTTTCCCGTATCGGCCGAGCGCAGGAAGAAGTACATCCGGCTTTTGATGACCCTTTGCGGGATCTTCGTCGCGGCCGAGACTTCCTTGCCCGTCTGACTCTTGATCCATGCCGCCGTCTTGCGGAGCGTGCGCCGCCACGCTGCCTGCATGGCAGCAGACGACAACCCCTCAAGGGCGGCGGTCACGCCCTTGATGTCGATCTCGACCTTTAGTCTGTCCATGATCACCCCTTGAGCAACAGCACGGTCCAGCCAGTGCCATCCGGCTGCAGTTCAAAAACGCGGTATCTGTCGTGACCGACATCGACGATACTGCCCTCGCGGATATCGGTCGCGTCCGCATCACGTACGCTTACCTGCGGATGATCGAGCTGCGTTCGCTGGTGTCCGAGATCCGGCCCGAGCCAGGGGGCAACGAACATGCCGGGCACCGGCACGCCGTCGACCGTGATGTCGTCGTCAACCAGATCCCGGACGACCGCAGCATCGAGATCCGCGACGAGGTCGCGGAACGCCATTGATCCCCCTTACGCCGTCAGCTTGATGACGGCCTTCGGACGCGTGCACAGGTGGATCGGATTGGACTGCGCTTCGAGCTCGACGCCCTTGCCGAAGTCCATCAGTTCCTGTTTCGCGTAATACGGCAGGCCATTCGTGTTGACCGTTTCCATATAGTCCGCCGGCGCAAAGCGCGTAATGAAAAGCTCGGACACCCCTTCCGGCACGGCCCACGCCTCGTCGTCGGCCACATAGCCGATGTCGCCGACGCGGCCGCGATAACGCTCGAACGTACAGCCACCGAATTCGAACGTGTCGCGGGCATCGCCACGCAGCGCGGACGCCATCGCGGTATTGAGGTACGTTTCCTTGATCGCCTTCATCACGATGAGACGGTTCCAGAAGTTGCGACCGCACAGCACACGCACGCCACTGAACGGCGTATTGCCGAGCGCGTCCTCGATCGTGTCGAGCAGATCAGCACACTTGATGCGGATCTCGGTGTCGGCCTTGCCCAGCTCGAAACTGATCACTGTCTGTTTGATACCGAAGCGGTCAAGCAGGTTAGCGACGACCGATTTGCCGTCGGCATCGAGAATCAGCCCCTTGACCGCGCCGATGCGGTGGAATTCGTGCGTCGCATCCAGTTGCCGGCGCATCTTCGCGAGGCGCTTGTTGATGACGGTCTGGATGGCTTCCATCTCGGTTTCGGAGCCGAATGCGCGCAGGTTCTGGATCTCGTCGGCACCGATCGTCGCGCGCTGCGGCAGGTGCACGGTGTTAAACGGGATCATGTTGCGCTTGCTGCCGACGACGACCGCGCCGGACGAGCCACGCTGTCCCGTCGGCACAAGCGCCAGGGTGTCGCCATCGCGCTCGATCTGCACTACCGTGGTCGTGATGCCCTCTTCCTCGAAAAGGCCAAGGGTCGCGAGCCGCGTCGGTACCTGCGGCTGTTCGTTGATCGCAGCGCTAAGCGAAGATAGCGAGAACGCGTCGTCGTTGAGAAGGGTAATGTCCGCCATAAGAATTCTCCTGAATATTTCTGAGGCAACCGTCGCAACGATGCGACGATCACTGGATGCGAAGCGAGCGCGCGTTCAGCGCACGATCACGAAGTGCGCAGCAAGATCGCTGCGGGCCGCAGCGTCAAGCCCCGTGAGGCACGCCTGCGCAACCTCTGCGAGACGCACGATGCCGACCGCCGGGCGCGAATCAGTGGATGCAGGGAGCGGCCCGTACAGGATCGCAGTCGCGATTTCTGAACCATCGGTTGCCGTGTTGTTATACGGCGCGTATTCGCCGGTGCCGGTCGTGCCGAGCAGTTGTCCGGCCGGCAGCGCGTCACCCTTCACGACGATGATCTGCTCGCGCGAGATACGGCCCTCGCCTTCCGACAGGAGAAACTCGCGGGTATTCATGCCCTGGGTTTTGATGGTGGTCATGCAGCAACTCCTTCCGTGTGCCCCGATGGGCCGTTATCAAAGTGACTTGGGGTGACCATTGCCGCCCTTGCGAGCGGCATAGATCGAGGACGCTTTCGGACCCGGCTTCGCACCGTGCGGGGATCCGCCCGCGTCGCCCGGGCCCGGCTGCTGCCGGTTATTGACGCGCGGCTGCGCTTGGGTGACGCGATCGAACAGTCGCGCGCGCACCTGGTCGGGATTCAGCCCGTCGCCTACAAATTGCGCGGTCAACTCCGGCAGCTTCGCCGCGAGGCACACGCCCGCGATATCCGCAGCGTTGCTGATCGCCGCATCGATCGTTGCGCGATCTTTCAGCGCAGTCAGCGTCACGATGCTTTCCGCACACGCCGACAGGTTTGCTGCCCTGCAGGCGTTAAACACATGGGCGGCAAGCACACCCGGCTCTTCCCGCACGGCAACCGGGCTCGGATCCTGCGGCGCGGGCGAAGGTGGCACGACTGCCGGCGGAGGATTCAAGCCAGGCGCGGCGGGTTCGGTTTGGTTGGTCGGCACCGTTTCCGCCGTTGTCTCCGAGGTGTCGTCGACAAGCGCCTGCACCGACGACGGCGCACTCTGAAAGCGCGCGAGCAGATCGGCCGCACGCGCAGTCGCAGCCAGCTTGACCGGCGCTTCAATCTCGTCGGCAAAGCCAGCCTCTTTCGCTTCGGCCGCCGTCATCCACGTTTCCGCATCAAGCATGGCGGTCAGCTCTTCGTCGGTCTTGCCGCTCTTGTTGCGATAGGCTGCGAGGATGCCGTCGCGTGCCTTGTCCATCGAGTCGGCCGTCGCGCGCAGATCCGACGCGGTGCCGAGTGCCACTGTCCACGGGTTGTGGATCATGAGCATGGCGTTTTCCGGCATCACGATGCGGTCACCAGCCATTGCAACGAGCGACGCGGCCGAAGCCGCGACCCCGTCGATACGGGCAGTCACACGGCCCGCATACCGGCGCAATGCGTTGTAGATTGCGAAAGCATCGAATACGTCGCCACCGGGCGAGTTGATCGCGACCACGACCTCTGCCGCACTCGCTGCGGCCTTGTCGAGCTGCGACACGAACGTTTTGGCGTCCGTGCCCCAGAAGCCGATCTCGTCATAGATCCGGATCTCGGCAACGGCGGAGCCTTGCGCGTTTGTCAGCGCCTTGATGTCCCACCACTTACGATTCTTCATCGAGGTTTCCTGCATTCATGTTGGTAAATCACCCGCCATATCGCGATCGCGCGGGTCGGTGTCGTATTGCAGGCCGAGCCGGTCGGCTCTGGCGTTGTCAGCCGCGTTTTCTTCGTCGACCTGCTCCGGGTCTTCGCCCTGCTTGAGGATCGAGGCAGAACGGCTCGTGAGCCCGGCACGGATGGCCAGCTTCTGCGCGTTCACGTCCTGCACCGGGTGTATGTACGGCCACCCCTGCGGCACCCATCGCACGCGCAGGAACAGGCGCCTCGACCGGTGGAAATCCGGCATTGGCATCGCGCCTGACAATGCGCAGGCATCGACCCACCATGCCCATACGCGCTGGCAGTACTGGTGGATAAAAATGTTCCATTGCAATTGCTCGATCGCACGGCGAAACTCGTTGAGCAGGACGCGCAGCACCCGATCGCTGACCTCGCGCAGATCACCTGTGAGAATTTCGTACGGCATGCCAACCGATGCCGCCGCAGCCATGAGCTGCTGTCGCATGAATGGGCCATAGTCGGCCCCGGCGCCCGGTGGCTCTGCAAACTTGACGTCTTCGCCCGGCGCGAGCTCCTGCATGGAGCCAGGTTCGAGCGAGACAATCGGCGAGAAGCCATCGGCGTCATACAGCACCGGCTGACCGGTCATCGGATCAATATCGCCCGGCCCGGATGGCACCGAGGCCGGCTTCGTCACAAAGCCCGCGAACAGGTTGCTCACCTCCTGCCGGAACAGCACCGCATCGTCGAAATTGTCGAGTGAGTGCAGGCGCAACAACACGGTCGCCAGTTCCGGCACGCCGCGAATCTGTCCCGGCCGCAGTGGCTGGAAAACGTGAGCGACGTCACCGGCCGGCACCGCGACTGTCGCCATGCCGGTCGCGTTCAAGCGGTTGTATTCACCAGGGTGCCGCCGATACAGGTGATAGGCCACCCGCCGATCGTCGCCGTCGAATTCGATGCCGTTGACAATCTCACCACCGTCCGGGCGGACCTCGTTCTTCTCGACGGGTAACTGGTCCGCCTCCATGAGCTGCACCTGCAGCGGCACGGACAGGCCGTCGTTGAAACGGAAGCGGCGACGCAACAGCGTCTCGCCATCGCTGAAGAAGGCTCGCGCCGCAAGGGTCTGCTGGCCGTAGAAATCGAGCAGGCCATCTGCGTCCGCTTCCTTGACCCAGTCGTCCCAAAGTTGCTTTTGCTGTTTCGCAATCTCCTTGTCAGGATGCTGCGGGTGGGGTTGAATACCCGTGCCGATCGTGTTCGACACCAGCCGGGCGATGGCGGTCTTCGCCCATGGATCGTTGCGGATCGCATCGCGCGCGCGGCTACGCATGAGCGGCAGGTTCTGCACCGCCGCCGCATTAGGACCGGAGTTCGGCGTCTTCCACGACCGTGCGCGTGCGCCAGCGGAGCTTGCCGCCTCGTATGACGCCGCCTTGAGTCGCCCCGGTACAACAAAACCGCGCTGGGACAATGACGGATAGACGCCGCTCATCTAACCCCCTTGCCGGCATTGCGCATCCGAACAATCCGGGAGCGCGGACGCTCGCTGTCGAGGGAGCGTACGATTTCGGTCTGCGCTTCGCGCAGCTCCGCGATGGAGCGATACCGGACCTTGCGGTCGTGATACTGCACTTCGAGCTCGCCCTTCGCGATCGCACGCTGGATGCGATCAAGGTCCGCCTGTGTATAGGCCATAAGGTCACTCCTACCGGCGTTTCAGATACGACGAACGACCCACCCTGCGCGCCGGCATGCGGGTGAGATGGGGTTGCGTCGGTGAGATCGTGCGCACCGGGGCCGGTGTCGGTTGCGGAGCGGCGTCAGGTGGCGCTGTCGAGGCGACGTTGGGGGGTGGGCCTACCTGCACCGCCGGTATCGCCTCATCGGCGTCATCGGGCACTGTTTCAGCCTGCTCGGCAGGCCGGAACAGATCATCGCGCTCGAGATTCGATTGCAGCGTCTCCCACTGGATCGCACGCCAGCGGGGAAGTCCGACGAACCACGCCGCCGCCATGTTGTAGACCGTCAGGTCGAGCACCTCATTGCGGGCCGTCTTCGGCTTCCACCATTCGCGCTTCGCCTTGCCACCTACCCACTTCGTGACGAGCCGCTCAACCGTGAGCTGGTCGAAGAAGTCGGCCGGCAACTCTGGCGAAAAGTGGACACGATGCGCACCGCGACCTTCGAGCTTCAGCCAGCCGGTGAGCTGCTCTTTCGCAGCGAACGTGCCAATCGGGTAGATATACGCACCGTTTTCGATCTTCACGCCCTGCCAGTTAAAGTCCTGTGCGCTACGCTTGCCAAGTACCGGTCGCTTCTCTTCACCAAAGCCCTTCACGCCGAAGAAGCCCTCATGAGCGTGATCACGCAACCATGCATAGCAGCGCTGGGCGTTGTAACCGGTGTCGACTGCGCAGGCCCGCACATACAGATCGCGGCCCCATGCGTTGCGAACCGGCGTACGCACAATGTCGCGCATCTCGCTCCACGGGTCGTCTTCGTTGGTGTCGCCATAGATCACGCGATAATCGACGATCCACACTTCCTCGCCGAGCCCCCAGGCGATGATCAGCAGCTCCAGCCGGTCGGGCTGCACGTCGACCGCCGCCGTTAAGACGAGGCCACCGGGCGGCACCGTCCCGAGGCGATATGTCTCCGCCTTCGCACGCTCAAGCAGCGCGTTTGCCTTGATACGGTCGCCGGGTTGCTCCCACGTGAGTGCAAGACGCGTGTTCCAGAACTTCTTGAGCTTCGCGTGATCGCCGTTCTCTGCGGCCTTCTCCGCCTCGATGAACTCCCGCACCAGCGCCGGCCATCGGACCCACGGCGAGTACAGCGAATTGATCAGGAAGCCCGCCGCCTTGTTCGGACCCGGCGATTCGGCGATCCAGCGCCCCGCCGCGAGGAGATCGGGCTTGTGACGCTCCTCGATCAGGCATGCGCACTCCGGGTCCGTGCAGATGTACGTCACCGTGTCGGGATCATCGTTGACCCAGTGCAGACGCCTGCGTCCATCAGCATCTGCCCACACGAGCGGCTGTTCGGTGCCGCAATGCGGACACTTCACGTAGTAGCGTCGCCGGTCGCTCTGCAGATACCGGAACTCGATCTCCGAGGCGTCTTTCTCCGTCGGCGTCGACGTGTAAAGTCGCTTTGCACGGGCTCCGAACGTATCTTGACGGTTCGCCGCCAGCCCGATCGGATCGCCTTCGCCGTCGACGTCGCCTGGATACGCGTCGACCTCATCGAAGTGGATGTTGCGCGCCGGCATCGAGCGCAGCCCCACCGCGCTGTTCGCCCCGGTGACCACGACCATCGAGCCGCCTGCGAACTCCTTTTCAAGAATCGTGTTCGCACTGTCTCGCGAGCGCTTCTCGGCGGCCTTGGCCTTGATCACCGGCGTGCTGTCCACCATCTCGGCGAGACGCTGACGGCTCCACCGTTTGGCGAGCGTGAGCGTCGGCAACACGACGAGGAACGGGCTCGGCACGCGGTCGATCGAGTACCCGAGCCAGTTCATGCCTGTCTCGCTCTTCCCAACCTGCGTGCCGGCAACGAACACCACATCCTGCACGGGACTGGTGACCGACAGACAATCCATCGGCTCACGCAGATAGGGGGTACGCGAAGTACGCCATTCGCCTGCCTCGGCCGCGACCTTGCGCGACAGTTGCCGGTTATCGTCCGCCCACTCGGACACCTGAACGACCGGGTCGAGCGCGAGCCCCGCTCGCCATGCGTCAGTGGTAAGCGTCCATACATCGATCGCGCTCATTGCTCGGCCGACCCTTGCGGGACGAGGATCGTGGTCGAGATCTGTTTCAGACCATCGCGGATTTCAGCATCGAGCATACCTAGCACCTTCATCGGATCGCTCTCAAACGCCACCTGCAGGTGGATGCGTTCGGGCAGCGCCAGCAGCCGGTCGCGTACCTGTCGCGCCAGTTGCTCGGTTGCGTTTCGCACGGCGGCAGCGTCGACGAGCTCGTTATCGAGCTTCTGCCGTTCACGTTGCGCGGCGAGCGCCAGCTCCTTCTCGCGCATTTCGCGCCAGTAGTGAAAGCCTCGGGTTGAGCCTCCCAACGAGCCGGACGACGAGCCAGTTGGCTCGTCTGGCGGTGGCTCGGTCGTCGTCGCCGTGGCAGGCCTCAGCTCGACACGTACATCACGTTCCTGCCGGTGTTCCGACCATCGATCGGCGACGCCAAGCTTGCTCGGATCCGACGTGTTGCCGATCAGCTGATCGGTTGCCGCCCAGTCGACGAGCTTGCCGTCCGCCGACAGCACGATCCTTCCTTCGCGCTGCAGCTTACTGACGTATGAGCGATGCCAACCGTGCATGCGCGCGTAGTCGGCCTTCTTAACAAATTGTTCGAGGGCTTGAGCCATGCGGTAAACACGGTAAACAGGAATTCAACAGAAGCAGTCAACAAACCGGTGTTGACTGTTGAGTAACTTCGGAACACCCCGGCTAGCGAAAACACGCGGGTCCAGTGCCCCGCTTAAGCCGACGGCTTCAGGGTCCCCGGCCAGTTGCAGTTGAGCAACGTCGCGCGGACCGTCTAACGCAACGCACAAACAAAAAGCCCCGAGGGCTCACGCGCTCAGGGCTTCAGGGAAATTCAGGGCGAACGACTCCACCGTACTCAGCAGGCTCCGTTAATTCTTCTTTTGTCCCGTTGAGGTTGCACGACTAACGCGCGGTGCCAGCGAAGTTTGCATCATCAGTGGGTGCGAAGTCTACACAAGCGTTTTGCCATATGCAACCGCCTGCCAATCAAGGAGGCGCAAATCACGGTTAGCGACCTTTCATACGAGCAACCGCGTCAACGTGCTGCACGGCAAGCTATGAGGATCGTCGTACGCATTCTTTGAGATCCTAAGCGAAGTATTGATGGTGTCAGCGGCATATTGTGGGGGCGTTGCTCCCAGACCGTGACGACATCAACGACAAAGACGACCGCGTTGCCCTGACTGCGCAGCTCCGCCTACTCAGTTGCGCTACAGACGTGACCAGAGATGGATATATACTGGGTTCTGCCCTTTCAGCGTGAGAATCTTCTTGTTGCTCACCGACCGTGCAAACAGCCATGCGGTTCGCATATTGCAGACAGATTTTCCAGCGATTAATCTTAAAGCGTCAATCACTGCACTCAAAGTAAGGAGTAAGCGATGGGAAGAATCACAAATACTCTGCGAGACACTGCGGATAAGGTTCGACGAGGATCGATTGCCATAAAGTCCCAAACGGGCGAGTCTGGTCCAGACTTTCATACCGGCGCCTGGCTCATAAGATATGACACGGGCACCGGCCCCCAGGAAATAGGACCAACACCTAACAACTTCATCAATGCGGGTATGCAAAAGAATATGCATCGCTTTGGCATCCGCTCCAACGCGAAAATTCGTCATGTTGAAGAAGATTTTTTCACAGATCTTAGCGCACGATTCATCAGCATAAAAAAGGATCGCTGGTATTTGGCCCCAACTGACTGTCAAGCACGTGTGTATTTTTGGCTTTTTTATTCGCCATGCCGACAGTGCCTTGAATTTATCCGTGCAAACGTACTCAACGCCCATACTTTTGGCCAAAACAACGTCCCCGAATGTTGGCTAAAAATGACCTTTGATCGGTATTACCTTGGCCGAGGTAACGGCTGGAGCTCCGCCGATGAAGCGAAAGCTGCTTACCAAAAACTAACAACCGATACGAATGGGCAAGTAATAATTAGAGAGGCAACGCCGGGCAATTAGAACCTACCGATCGCGAACACTTTGCTCACCGAGGCGTGTCCGCGCAGTGCGATTGAACGCACTGAATACGAGTCAACGATTTGACGCATCGAGGACGACCACCACACCCAACTATCCCTCGCGCAATCCCTGACTAAATTGCCGCTCTGTCTGCGCATCCAACCGCTCAAGCTCCATATGTAACCATTCGAAGCGCGACTCCCATCGGCGACGATACGTGTCCATAGCAACGCCAAGCGCTATTGCCCGTTGACCATGATTGATCAGCTCTTTACCCGCTCCGTTACAGTGACCGCACAAATGTGGGACTGCCGCAAACGGCGTCTTTACAACGAAGCCTTTGCCCAAACACCCGTCGCACGGAGAGCGATCCGCGATGGGCCAATGACAAAACGGCAGCCGGTCATTCACCGCTTCGCGTATCGTTGCGCATTTTTCGCAGTCGACACGCTTCGCGGTACGACCGCCACCGCCGAGCATGCCACGCCCACCACACTTACCGCACTGATCGACAAGCCATTCAAAAATCGCTCGCTCAGTGAACCGTATCAGCAAGGTCGGTTCGTCGTATCTCTTTTCATTTGCTGTCTTTTGGGCATCGCGCATCTTTGCGATACCCGACATCTTGCCGCGCCTGAATCGGTTGCCCGCTGAAATGCGACTCGCTAGCAGCAGCGACGCACGATGCAGCGCACGCCGCCGCAAGTCCTGCCCGTACTTCATGTGCCACAGCATATTGCCGAGCTCGTCGACCATCGCGAGCGCACCCAAAGTTACTTGGCGATCCGGTGCGACGTCCGCAAGCTGCACGCGCACATTCATCGCAATTCCGGCTCTTTCCTTCAGTTCGCTCATCGTTCCCCCCCTTTATGTCCCAATGTCCTAATGTCCCAAGGAGAAAAGGTCGGGAGTGCGGGCGCGACGCGCGACATGCGTCCTGCCCACGTCGCACACGTCGCATGCCTGCGCACACACGTGAAGGCGACCCTTGGGACGTTGGGACATGGGTCGCTTCCCGATACATCCGGCAGCGCGCCGACGCTGGCGCAATAGCGCGCCACATGGGCGAACGCAGCGCGCTGCATGGCGCGGATAATTGAACATTCGCGAAGGTCGCTGATTGCCATACGATCAGAGCGGGCTGTCATCATCGTCACCGGCTGCGACGGCTACCAGGGCTGCGGCCTCGACGCCAGCAGGATCCGCCCCTTCTTCAGGGACGTAGTACCAGCCGCGCTTGCCGGTCGACTCCCGCTTGCGCAACCAGCCGAGGGATTTGAGGGCCTTGCCGACGCGGCGCTGCTCAGGAAGGGTCCATTTGGAGGTGTCGAGCTTCAGGACATCGGCGAGGATCTCTTCCATCGTCGTGCGCGACGAGTACTCGATCGCGCGCGCAATCTTGTCTTCGTACACGTCGCCCTCGTAGCGCTCGGTCTGCTCGATCTCGAACAGGGGTCGCTCTTCTTCAGTCACGTGCCAGATCACGCGCTTGCGATACAGATGAACAGCTTCTGCCCACAACTGGTCGCGGTCGCGACGCAGGGCTTCGATGTCGACCGGGCCACCGACACGGATCGGCCAGTAGCGCCGGTTGCCCGACTCATCCTTGAGGTAAGTATCGAAGTTCACCGAGCCGGCGAACACGCCCTGCCGGTGCACGTCGGTCGCCCGCTTGCCGTAAAAATTCCGGAAGCGGTCCGTCTCGGTCGCGAAGAAGCTCTTTGCGGCCGAGGAATCGCTCTTGTTGAGCGAGTCGAGCTCGGCCAGCTCGATGATCCACTTGCCCGCCATGACCGCATACGTATCCTTCTCCCCAATGCGGATCGGCGAGTTTGTGTACCACGGCTTGCCGGCCAGGACTTCCAGTGCGGTCGATTTGCCCCAGCCCTGCTTGCCCTCCAGGATCAGCACATTATCGGCCTTGCAGCCGGGTTGCATGACACGTGCGACGGCGGCAATCATCCACTTCATGCCGGCGAGCTGCACGTATTCGCTGTCGCCGACGTGCAGGTATCTTGCGGGCCACGCGCGCACACGCGGCCTGCCGTCCCATACGAGCCCCTCGAGGTACTCACGGACGTCATGATAGTGATACTGATCGGCGACGAGTAGCACGGCGCTCATGACGATGTCCTGACGGACTGCAATGCCGTACGCCTGGGAGAGCCACAGCACGCAGCGAATGTCGTCCATGTCCGACCACTCGCCGAGTTCGCCCTGCTGGAATGGAGGCACCTTGCGCTTGACCACGCGGCCGGCGAAATCATCCTGGGCGATCACGCCCTGCCACGCCTTGTGATTCGACAGGATCAGGTGAACATTGCCGAGCGTGGGCAACAGCGTGCCCTTGTCGGTACGCGCGAGCTTCATTTCCCACGTGTGCGCACCGTTCTCCGATTCGCGACCGTCCCACTCCTCCTGCGCAGCGCCAGCGGACGTTGCGGCTAAATCTGTTTCTGCGCGCATAGCGCGATGGGTAAGGTGTGTGGGTTCGTCTGCATGCAGGTGCGCAAACGCCGGGATTTCGTCTGAGGCCGGCGCAAGGGCCGCGAGCAACGCAGACTGGATCTGCGCCTTGACCGCTTCGAGCCCTTCCTCGCAATGCAGGTCGTTGAAGTCGGTCAGCTTCCGGTCGCCGCGATCGGCAAACCGCGGAAACACCACACTCGCGTTACCCACATCCGCAACCGCTTCGTATGCGTACCTCAGGCCGGTATTTTCAAAACGCTTCTTGCGTTCAGGAACCACATCATTGCCGTAGCTCAGTTCGATGAAGCCCACGCTCTGATCGTCGCTACGGAACTGCGCCCGGACCATGTACCAGGTATTCTTCGTCTCGACACGCACAGCGGCACCGCCGATCGCCATCTCGCCGCTATAGCCGAACTCGTCGGCAAGATGTTCGCGCAGACGCTGCTCGATCTTCCAGTCGTCATCCGCACAGATCAGCAGATGCAGGTCCGGGTATGTGTCGCGCAAGTAGCGCGCAGCCGGCATGATGCCGGCCGCGTCAAAGCACACGGACAGCGGCACAGCCTCGTTTGTCGCCATGCGAATCGAGCGTCCGGTCGCATACCCCTCCGCGATCATGGCAACCCTGTCGTCCGTTGCGATATCGCCAAGCAGGAAGGAGGTGCCCCTCTTCTCCATGCCCTTGTTGAACCGCTTTGCGCCGTCCGGCGTGATCTTCTGCAAGCCAACGAGGCGGATGCCATCCGCGTACTGGAACATCGGCACCAGGAGCGTGCCGTCGGTATCGAAGCGCACGGCTTCGGGCGTGATCTGCTTGCGCTCCAGATAGGCTGACGATCCTTCGTCGCACGCTTTCTGCCATTGGCTGCGTGCACGGTTCGCCGCCATCTTTGCCGCATGTACGCGCTTTTCCGCTTCGGCACGCTCCGCCGTTTCCTGTCGCTGCCGGGCCGCGCTGACGTCTTCCGGCGTCAGGGCCTCACCGTGCCACTGGAACGGCTCTGCGCCATTGTCGTTGCCGGACCACCGGCCGAATGCGCCGGTATAGCCGAGGATCCGCCCGCCGCGCTCGATCCGGTGCAGCGAGTACCAGTATTTCTTGCCCTGTCCGTACCGATGCGGTTTGCCATCATCGACCGGATGCCCGTCGGGCAGCGCGGGGTGCCCCGCCGACTGAAGCTGGGAAACGATCTGGTCTAGCGAAGACATTCGAGAATTCTCCTTTCGAGTTCGCGTTGATGAGAGAAGGAGCGCCACGCGGCGCGTCCTGCGACATAGATTTGCCGCCCTGAAGAGACCCGCCGTGGTGTCGGGTTACGGCGGCGAAGCAAGGAACTGACACGATGCAAAGTCACTTTGTCCCCGTTGCGCGGGCTGCGCGCAGTTGATGCCACTCGGCAGCGTGACGCTCCGTGAGGCGGGCATATTCCAGATCGTCGACGTGCCAGCGGACATAACGAAAGAAGTTGCGACGCTCATCCCTGGTCGGCAACGCCGCGCAGTAACGGGCCGCACAGGTAATCCAGACGTCGACGAGCGCGAGTGACCGACAGGCCTGTAGAAGCATGTCGGCGGCGAAAGGTAAAAAGAGGGGCTGGAGGAATGCGCCGACTCGTTGCGGATCGGTGCGTGCGGCATCTGCAAGCTGACGCATCGCGCATGCGAAGCGTCGATCGCCGTAGCATGCGAGCTGTGCCCGTGCGCGGTCCCCATTGCAGCAGCGTTCTATCGGGAAATGCCGCATCAGTTACTTGCGGCCGAGTCTGGAAAGTCGGCCCGCCGTGCGGATAAGGCGCTCGAAGAGGCGCTGCCCCTTGCGGCTGACAACCGTCAGTTGTTCCGCCTCATTGATATCGATGCGCCGGTCGGCCACTGCACGCACGACTTCCGAGGCGACCTCACCGACGTGCGCCTGCAGATGCAGCGTCGCGCGCGTGAGCGACTCGACATCCTGCTGGTCGTCGGAGTCGTCCGCGAGCGCGACGCAACGGTCGGCAATCAAACCGAAGCGTTCGTTAAGGGCATGCAACGGATCGAGTGCAAAAGGAGCGCTTTCCTTCTTCTCCTGCATCCACTCGATGAGCAGCTCGAACATCTCCATCGAGAGGCGGTTTTCACCCTCCCCGCGAAGACGCAGCCGCAACGATTCGGGGGCAATCCCCCGGCCGCGACGCAGGGTCAGGAAATTCGCCGCGTCTGCCACGCCCCCCGGCGTATTGCGGACCGACGTATAAAGTACGTCGAGCCATTCGGTACCACTGTATCGGCACGTCATTGCAACCCCGATTCTTTGGATTGGGTATTTTTCATTCTGTTTACCGTGGTCCGGTCGCCGTACGATGCAAACATGACCCGACCATCGACAAACGCCATGTTCAAGAAACCGTCAGTGCGCCGTGTGAGCGCGATCGGCAAGCGCAGACTGCTCCGCGTGGGCCGCGAAGTAGTCGAACAGGGTTTGAACAGTCGAGACGCGCGGATCGGACACGATCCGGCAGGCGATCTTGGTCAGGGTCTGATAGGGCACCCCGCTCTCCCTGGCAATGTCGGGCCATGCGCCTTTTGCCTGATCCAGACGGCGCAGGACGGTCGTAAGCATTGGTTCCTGGTTTATCCGCACGGGAATACCTCATCGGTCAATTCGTAGCGCGATCATATCCTTTTGGGGATATTTCCGCAACCGGAAACTCGCCCCATTTATCCCGCAGGGGAATTTCACTTTGGGCAATATTTTGCGCATGACCAAGAAGCCCATCCGCGAAGTTCTCGCCGCGAATATCCGCCGCTACATGCGCACCGCGCCCGCCGTAGACACGCAGGTGAAGCTCGCCAGGCGAGCCGGGATTTCACAAAGCTCCGTGGCACGAGTTCTCGCAGGCAACGTCGACACGCAGGTCAGCATCGTCGAGTCCCTCGCCGACGCTATTGGCGTGAGCGCAGCCGAACTGCTCGAAGACGAAACAGACGTGAAGGCGACTTTGCAATACGACCGCATGCGTTTCGCAGCATTGCCTGCAATAGAACAGGCCAAAATCAAAAGCTATATCGACTTCGTACTCAGCCAGGCCGGCAACACGAAAGTCGAAGCTGACGGTTCCCTCTCCGTCTCAAAACGCACAACGCCCAGCAAGCAACAGCAACTTCGTGCCGGACGCACCGCTCAACGACCATTATCAAACGAATCGTTGGGCATTGATGAAATACATAACGACACGACCAGGAAACGAGGGCCGGGAAAGCGTAGCGGGTAACGTCTATCCCTTCCAACCTTACGAAGGCGACGCGCTCGCCACCCGACGCAAAACGATCCGGGAGTATCTGTGCGATCGCGTAGCTGAGCATGATCGCGATCCCGCAATTGCTGCTGCTACCGTTCTGCTTCATGCAGATGGGGCAGTCAGGGTAACAGCGAAGGGCATTGATCCGGCGGTTGCAGCGCAGATCGCCGACGAGCTCGATGATCTGTCCGCCACCATCCGGGCGCATGCCTGCCGACCCAGACGAACAGGCTCGTTACAGCGAGGCTTCATTCGCCTGCTTCCCGCGACGTCGATCTCCTTTCTCGCTGCGACGTATATCAATACGATCGCGTGGCTCGACGTCGCCCTGATGCTCTGCAGTCAGGTGCTCATCAGCACGCTTCTAGCCAAAGTGACGCTCCCGCAAAAATCCCGGACAGGGTAATACACATTCCGAATCCAGTCCTCCGACCGGGTTCGGTATACGTTTCCGCCAAAAGATATCCCCAAGAGGATTGACACATAAATATCCCTTGCGGGATACTCCGGCGCGGACGCAACGTTTGCGTTCCTCAATCCGGAGATCCGCATGAAAAGCATCGAAATGAATGCCGAAGCCCGCCAGACCTGGCTTCGGCTGGAACAGGGCCTTCCCATCGAACCCGTCGACGGCCACACCGTCGTGCGCCAAAGTGACTTTGAAAAGTCCAAGGTCTGGCGCGCCGTATTTATCGCTGCGGCGATCGCGGCGGGCATTGCGCTGTTTCAGCCAGCCCCCGTCGATACGCCGTCGCCCGTGGCATCTGCCCGCACAACTGCCTGAGCCGCCGAGATGGCCGAGCGGATTCCTGTCGCCGATATCGACATCGCTTGCGAATTCCGCCTCCGGCGCATTGCCGGCTCAGCTGTTGATGCCGTGGCCAACCCCGCCTTGCGCATATGCCTCTCGAACTGTGCCGAGTTGCGGAAAAAACAGCGTCAAGCTGACCAACCCACGCCAGACGGCAAACGTCTTGCCTCCGGCGATACGGACTAACGCCAAATGCAGCGACCAACATCCCCCCCGGACAAGGAGATCGTACGTAGAGATACGATCTCGCTCCGAACCATCGTGAAGTACGACCCCACAGCTCCGCGCCCGACGACGCCAATTCTCGTCGGGAAATATGTCGTAGCCCGGAAACCTATAGCGGACAGCATTCACACCCTTTACATGATCATGGACGGCCGCGATGTCGTCCGCGCGCAGATCTCCTGGCCGAGCGAGGCCGACTGCGAGGGTGCAATCCGCGCAGCCGCCAACGCACGCACTGCGACCGCACGCGCACTCGCCAAAGCGAAGCGGTCGAGCAAGAAAGGCTGGCAGGCGCGACCGATGCGCGTGAAGGAGGCTGCATGATTTTCGCCCTCCTCGTCGCCGCCACCACCTGTGCCGCCGTCTGGTTCCTGACCGGCCCAACGCAGAAACGGGGATTCGGTGCACTTTTCGGTCTGATCGACTCCCTGCTCTGGCTCTTTGCCGGCGTATCCGCCGGCAAGCTCGCCGTCGTCATCGTCGCCGCATTCTGCGCCTTCTGCTTCGCCCGTCCGTTCCTGCGTGCACATGTCTATGCCCGCCTCCGGAGACAACATGCCTGATAATTTTTCTCCTATCTGCAAGGCGTTAATCGCCCTTTTCGCCAGCACACGTGAGCCACTCACGATTGACGACGTCGAGGCTGCGCTGCCGCACACTGACAGACAGGCGCTTCGCGCCGACCTACACACGCTTGTGTGCGGGACGATCGTGCGGCAAGCCATCCGGCGAACAGACGAACGCCTCGTGTACTGGCTTGCGGGCACGGCGATCGCTCCGTTTGACGGCACGTTGTTTCACTACGCGCCCGATGCGACATTCGCCGACGTAGGGGGCGTTCCCTGCACACGGGAGGCTGCTCATGGCTGATACGCGCGCGCTCCTGCAGGCCGAAATGATCATCACAGGTAACACGAAGGCGGCGGTTAAAGCCGCAGGCGGTGGCTCGTCGGATCTCTGGACCGTGCCGCCCGACCAGATCCACTATGACGCCCGCGATAATGTGCGTCCGCTCGATCCTGAGCGCGTGCGCCACGTCGCCAACCTCATCAAGGCGAATGGTTACGACCGCAAGAAGCCGCTCGGCTGCTTCGTTCGCAAGGTCGACGGCCATGATCTGATCTTCGTGTACGAGGGCCAGCATCGCTACCATGCAGCGTTGCTGGCGATCAGCGAAGGTGCACAGATTGAACGGCTACCCATCGTCATCGACGAGGCCAAATCGGTTAGTCGCGTCAACCTGATCTATGCCGGCATCACCAACAACGACGGCGAAAAGCTCACACCTCTGCAGCTCGCAGAGAAAGTTGTCGAGCTGCAGCATCTCGGCGAACCGAACGCAACCATCTGTAAGCGCCTTAGCATCACCGATCAAACAATTCGGGACGTGCTGTTGCTTGCAAACGCGCCGGCGGGGCTTCACAAGCTGGTGCGCGACAAGGTCGTCTCGTCGACGCTCGCCATTGACGAGATCCGCGCGCACGGCGGTGACAAGGCGCTTGAGCGCATCGTGAATGCTACCGCTCAAGCAAAAGCCAGCGGAAAGGCGAAGGTTACCAAGAAGGGGCTCGACAAGCCGGTCGGCCGCAAGATCAACGACGCGCAGGCAAAGCAACTTTTGCAGGCGCTGCAATCTGTACTGCACGATCCTATGTTGGGCAAGCTGTTACCCGGCACTATCGCAGGCGTGCATGCGGCCCTCGCGCCTCACGCAGATCTGCTCGATGCCGTCTCCGCGCGGCGTCATAAGCACCCTATCCACATCGCGAACGAAAACGGCGTGTTCGTGAAATGCGAGACGATCCGCGCGCCCATAACAAAGCGGACTGGGCTCTCGCCGGCGGAGATCCACCTTGCACAACCAGAAGAAGATGTGTGGATCTACTCCACCACCTTGCGAGTCGGCAACGGCATGACATCGGGCCTTCCCTCCATACGTGACTTCACATCAACGTATCCGACCCGCGTGCAGGCGATTAGAGCGGCCGTTAGTGACTTTACGCGCGCGCTCGATCGGGCAGACAGGACAAAGGCAACGGGAGCGCCTGCGGTTCGTGCGTGGCTCGACAAGCTATCTACGCTGCTCGACCCCGACTGGACGGAAGAAATGGCGGTGGAGGCAGCGAAATGACGGTTCGCCCGGCCACTTCCACCCCACGTCCGCTGCCGCGCGAGCGGGAATACGCGGAGAAGAACATACAGCTTTCCCTAGCTGATGCGGTCGCGACGCACGCGATGAACGATATCGGCAGCGGACAGGCGCCCGCAACAACTATCCAGATAAACGAAGCACCGTTAGCGCGGCGAAAATCCATCCAGAGGAAGGAACGCGAGACGGATCCCCGGCTCGCAACCCTCGTGCGGATCCGGACCCTGTGCGTTGAGATTCAAAAGTTGGGCGACGTCATAGCACTCGGCGCGGACATCGAGCTGCTCGACCTCATGCGCAATGAAGCAGCCAGCTTAAGTGCACAGATTAAGCAGGTGGAGGGGCAATGGGCGCAGTGACTCCAATAATCAGCGACCGGGCGATCAGCCTGAAAGAAGCGGCCCAACTTTTGCGCGTCTCATATGGCACCGTCTACGCGCGCCGCGAGGAGCTTGGCTTCTTCCGGATCGGCTCAGTCTGGCGGATCTGGCCTGAAAAATTGAAAGAACTGGCCGGCGGGTACAATGAATCCCGACCGGCGCGGACGGAACAGGAAAGCAAAACATGTCAATCCGAAAGCGCAATAACTCCGACGTCTGGCACATCGATATCCGCACGCCAAGCGGCGGCCGAGTTAGACACTCTGCTGGGACGACCAACCGGAAGGAGGCACAGGAATACCACGACAAGCTGAAAGCTGATCTGTGGCGAATTGCTAAGCTCGGTGAAAAGCCCTCACGGACATTCGATGAAGCCGCGCTACGGTTCCTCACCGAACATGCGGGTACGGTCGATTACACGAACAAAGCGATCCACATTAGACATTTTCGGGAAATGTTTGCGGGCCGGAAGCTGGATTCGATCACCCGAGACGAAATATTCTCGGCGTTGCCCGAAATCAGCGGGCGCAACAAAGAGCCCAAACCCCTCTCGAACACGACCAAAAACCGCTACATCAGCACCATGCGCGCCATGCTGAACACCGCGATGCGGGATTGGGAATGGATAGACAAGGTTCCGAAGTTGTCTGAGCTGGCCACGGGAACAAAACGCATCCGGTGGATCACCCGCGACGAAGCGCAGCGACTTATCGACGCGTTCGCGACAGACTGGATGCGGGACGTGACGATCCTCGGTTTCGCCACGGGATTGCGTCAAGCCAACCTGCTGGGCCTGGAGTGGTCACAGGTTGATCTGGTGAAGCGCCGGGCTTGGATACATCCGGATCAAGCGAAGGCGCGCAAGCCGATCGGCGTACCGTTAAACAGGGAGGCTGTCGACGCGATCCGACGGAACATCGGGCGGCACGATAGGTTCGTTTTCGTCCGAGGTAAAAAGCCGATGGTCAAGTGGGACATCGGTCAGTGGGATAGGGCCGTTGAGCGGGCAGGAATCGAGAACTTCCGGTTCCATGATGTGAGACACACGTGGGCAAGCTGGCATGTTCAGAGCGGCACGCCACTCAACCGCCTGATGGAACTGGGAGGCTGGTCGAAGTATGAAATGGTTTTGCGGTATGCCCACCTTGCACCAGATCATCTTGCCGAGCATGCCAACGCGGTCACGATCTGGTCACACGACGGTTCAGATTTATCCGCCACAGAATCGGCGAAGATAGTAAGGTTCGGCTGA